TTGGTAACGACGCCTCCAACGCCTTACAAACATCAGCAACGGTAGTTGTACCCTGGAAAACTCTTCCATTCATGTCCGGGAGAACTGCATAAGTGCTAGAGTCGCCTTTGGTTAAATCAAATCCCCAGAGTAACTCAACTAGCTCTGGTGCATCATCATGGTCAATTCGACTCCCATCCATCACAAGCCAACCCTCTGGGGCCTCTTTTCTTAAGAAGCATTGGCATGATCCACGAGGACACAAAATTTGACTTAAGTCATCAAGTCTTTGCTTTAAAACCGATGCTGAGACAATCTTATTACTGGTGCCAGCCTCCAAATCTTCCTTACTCGCCAGGGCGCTAGACTTGATTTTCGCATATCCCACCGCACCATCGGCCAACTTCGGCTCAGTTACCGCACCATCGGCCAACTTCGCAGTCGTTATACTTTTGTCATTAAGTTTGGCCGCAGCCTCTTTCAATGCTTCGTTCAATCCTGCAGGAGTCACTGATTTAGAGGCCTCTGTTCCAGTTTTTGTTTCTGCAGCTGTAGCTAATTTGACAACACCGGCCGTATCAGTTGTTGCCGGAGGATTGGCAAAGGTTGTTCCACCACTAACCGTGATATCCGTTTCTCCAGCGTCAGCCACGACAATGTCAATAGCAAGCAAGGCTTGAGAGCCTGCAGCTTTCGAAATAATCGGTGTATCTTGCGAGTAGACAGCAAAAAGAACGTTGTCTGATGTAAAGACACCAAATTCATAAACGTCGTAATCATCTTCACTAACATCAGAAACGGTAATGTGAATGACATTATCGCCAATGGCTCCACCGGCAATAGTATTCAGTGTCTTAAAAGAACTCTGTAACTGTGTCTGATCGGCAGTTGGTGTGTATTTACCGCTGCCAAATTGAACGCTAGACAAAGTAATAGGCAAAGTTCCGCTTTGTTGCGCATTGACGAGTGCAGCCAAACCGGCATTAGTTACCAGCATTTTTGAAGCCATTTTGGACTCCTTAGTTGTAGATTTGATTAAAAGTGACAGGGCGAGCTACTGAAGCAAAGATCAATCCAGCGATTGTTGGTTGTCTTTCACTTCGTACACGGGCAAATACCGCCGGTCGGTTGACACTACCGAGCTGAACTCCCCCTTTTTGAGCGATAGATAAAGTAAACGTGTAATGACTACGGACGGGTTTGGCATCATCAAGTAATGCAAAACAGTCTTCTTGCATCTCAGATGTCAAAGTTCCTTCAATGTCTGAAAGGGCTACTGTGATTTTGAATGTATGGGCTTCTGCTGGTGGAGATTCTTCCCACCACTCTTTGATAACAACTGCAGCACCAAGACTTTCAAGTGCGAGCCTTACAGCTGATAACGTACCCATTCGAGCTTTTTGAGCAATGATCTGCTTTGCAACACTTCTCTTTAAATCAACAGGCCACGTATCGCGCCAAATTGTGAAATTACGTGATGCTGCCAGATGATCAAGCTGTTCACCAGTCAATTGATCAATTCGAGCGTATATGGATGGAAGATCTATTCCACCAGCAATCAGTTTAAGTTGTTTATCAATTGACTTTGCTGCAGCAGAGACCGAAGGATCTTTTGAGATGCTGTCCGGCATCAAGTCAGAAAGTGCCACATCAGCAAGTGTTTTCATGACACCTCCTATTCATCTTTGTATCCCTTGAAATTGACCTTAACCTCGGTACATTGCGCTACTTGATCGGCAGACAATGCCTGGAATGCCGTTGGCGACAATGTTGTACGGTCAATGCGCGATGCACCGGCATCAATTACGCGAGCAATTAATTCATCTTGTGAAATGTCTCTACCGATCTTTGATTGCTGCCACAGCCGATACGATTCAACGGCTTCTTCAACAGCAGCTTGAATGCTTGCGATTCTTACAGAATCCGACTGATTAACCCAGTAATCAACCTGAATTTTGTAATTGACCGCTGTTGGAGCTTTAGTAACAACATGATCGGTTAAAGGTCGGATAGTTTCATCCGATAGATGAGCAAACAGTCCTTCCAAAAAGCTTTCATTCGGTAATTGCCCACCACTCAGCAATGGGTAGACATAAACCTCTCCAGGATCCGGAGAAGCAATTGCTACGTCAATAATCGAAGCGGAATATGTTTCAGCATAGTAGATGTAGGATTTTTCAGGCCCTGCTACCGAAAAACTATCCGGTCGCAATCGAATCCGCTCTGCATATGCTGCGTCGTCTTCAATGTCAGCTCCTCCTATACTTGTGACGGTATTTGCGGCAGACTCAAGGTAGGGCTGTGGACTGACAATAGTTGCGATCTGACCGACAACAAAGCCATTTCCTATTGTTCCGCTTTCTGTACAAGAAGCGGTAACATTACCCGTTCTTTCTCCAACCGGGATGATCAATTCATGATCAGTTTCGAAAGTAATCGAACCTGCGGAAACTTGGAATCCTTTTGGAATTGAGTACGCATTGCCGAGAGCCTGACTCAACGTAAACTGAATCGTTGTGATTGCTTTTGAAGCCGGTAATCTTGTGACCGCAATGGACTGACCTAGTGCATCCAAGTATTCACCTTTTGCATAAGTTAAAAGGTTTTGCTGTGCTGCAAAATTAATCCCCTGGCGCAACTGAATGACTTCGGCTGCGATGCTTAAAAGAAAAAGCCTGACCGGATCGCCTGCCGCCAGAGTTCTTCCGCTGACTTTCTCATATTCTGTAATCAAATCCGATTCGACTTTTTCAGAATCTGCTTCAATAAAGTCGACTGGCGGCATATTCCAACGAGGAATGACTTCTGCCATTTTTATTCTCCGATACTAACAGTAACAATTGGATTCAAAATCCCTTCCATTGCATTTGTAGTGTTCGAAGGAAACTCAATCTTCACTACTTTTGCTCTTGGCTCATATCGCTCTAATGTGTCAATGATTTCAGTTCGCATAAGTGCTTGAGAAACGGGTAAAGGTTTATCAATGTGCTCCCATGTAAGCCCAAAATCTCGATCGAGAGGAACCGAGCCCAATCGTGTCTTTAAGATCGTTCTGACGTTTTGGAGAATTTCTGCAACTTCATTGACCGGAGAAAACGAAACGTTTGGATCTAAAGTTACTTGGTAATTCATTGATTGCACTCCGTTAATGAGATGGTTGCGACAGCAACGCTGCAAACACCCGCACCCGTGTGGAATTTGCGCTCTTCACCGATAGACTCAATGACGTATTTGCCCATGTATTCCGGTCCAATCAGTAACCGTTTAGAGCTTCCTTCTTTCATCATTTCCCGCAATGCCATTAACCCGATATTGGGAGGGAATCCCAATGACGAGTCAAAGCGAATTTGAAACGAAACACGCGAAAGGTTTTCTCCGATAAATTCAAGAACAGGTTTTTTCCCGATAACTTCGTGCACAGCGTATCGAACACTCTGTTCAGTCTGAAGATTGGAAAAAGTCATCACTTTCTCGTGAGAACAGACAAAAGGCAGGGTTCCAATCATCCCCAAAAATCCGGCCATTTCTTACTCCTAAATATTGCTGCCTGAAATGTGTCCGGTTGCAGTAATGTTGCCGGTCACTGACAAATCACCTTCAATATTCATGTTTCCTTTAAATCTCAAATTTTGAGAAGTTAATTCAGCACTTGAACCGTTAAAAGTCATTGTTGTGCCGGAGATGGTTAAAGTGATTGTTGGTGCAGACAATGCAATTTTTGTATTGGATGAAACATCAACACCTTGAGTCCCTGAAACTGAGACACTTTCACTTCCGGAAACATTGATTTTTTTAGAAGCAGCCGAAATCTCATCCGGAGTTTGAGCGATAATTTTTTCCCTATCTGCGTGAACAGTAGTGCCCTCAATAGCGATATCCAAATGATGTTGAGCACGGTCATAGCTCACACGAGTACCATCTTTGAAAACAACAGTTCTTTTATCTCCATTGTTTTCAGGAGGTCTTACATCACCGGCATAGATACTGCCCAGAACAAAACCATCTTCAACACCTTCTTTGAAGAACACACAAACAACATCTTCTCCGATATCAGGTAACCAATAATCACGGTTTGCGATAGTGTTGCGTTGCATGACTGGAAGCCAATAACTCGTCATCCCGTCTTCATCGTCAAAAGTTACTCGAACTTTGGCATTTGCAAAGTCAATCGATGTGACTTCGCCCAGGCGAATAAAAGAACCGGAGTTGTCTCCGGTTCCTTGATTGAAAATTCTCATGATCAGTAATCGTTATTGACGCGTCTTAGTCTCAGATCGGTTGTGTAACCACTGGTTCCGTATGAGTGATTAGCTTCTTCGATAATGAAATTACCGTCAAACGCACCGATCCCCTTACATTCAATGACAGTTCCAGCTGAAAGCAATGGATCCCCGACAACAGTCATAGAACCGGTCATTCTGTGACTGTTCAGAGACCTTAACTTAGCTTTTGCTAAGCGCATGGCCTCACTTTGAGACGTTGCTCTGCGTTTCATGTAGTATTCCTGATCACTATCCGAAGCATTCGGATCCGTGTAGGTGTAACTCATGACGGCAGGATTGGTCTTTTTCGTTGCCGGATCTTTCAGATCCCAAGAAAAACTTGCTGCGGTATCTTTTGTCTTTCTGTTGGTATCGCGCCATTTAATCGTTACAGACTTATAAGATTCGCTTTGAGCGGTCTCAAAGTCATACCGCAAAATGTTCGATTCTCCTAAAACAAAAGTAGCGACAGGATCTTTACTTTCATACGCCTCTTGATCAAAAATCACCATTTGATTATCGGTAACTTTCAAAGACAAGCCGGAGTCTTCACATAAGCGGTTTATGAAACTCAAATCAGCCTCTTTGTTTTGGTCAATCCGATCAAATGTAGGATTTAACGAAGAGTCAAAAACAAGACTCATACCAGCATCAGTACAAATGCCCGAGGCGATACTTTTAAGATCTTTACTTTCCCACGCCCTGGTACGTTTCAAACGGCGGATTGGTTTCGACAAAGGAATTGACACCGCCCGAATTTCAACGATTTTCGGAGCTCCGGAAAAGCGAACCGTGTCCACATAAAAAGATCCACAGTAAAGCTCACATCCAGGGAAAGTGGCGGTGCCGCTTGACAAGTAGGCGCGGATGACTTCGCCGCCATCAGGTTTCCAAGTGCTGGCCCACTTTCCGGTTTTATCCTGAAGGGTGAGGGTTATCTCATCAGCTTGTCCAGTCTCTTTATCACTATATGACCAGGACAGAAGATCTTTGGATAGATCCTCTGTCACATCAGTTTTATTTGAGCTAAACAGAAGTCTGAGCCTGGTCACTTTGGGTTCATTGAGATCCATCACGACCTCGCTTCCATGGTGGCAGAGATGATTCAGTATTGATGTTCTCTGCCACTTCCGGTGTTTGAAGTGTTATCCCTGCCGGGAAAATCACGGTTTTTTGATAATCAGAATTTGCTTCAATGAGTTCATTGATCAGCATCTCTGAACCGTAGTGACGTTTAGCGATGATGTCCCACGTATCACCTTGTTGCGTTGTGTACATACAGCCTCCGATTAATACGCAAGCCGTCTTTCATCAGCTAAAAGACGTTCAAGTTCTCGTTTCAGATCTTCACTACCGGCACGTAACCCTCTGCGAACATCTTCATAAGAATTTCCGGAAGATCCTCCGTCAATATTGATGACTGGAGCAAAGTTGACAGAAACGCTTGTTGCATTGGATGAAACGGGTTGTCTGAGCATTGAAGATAGACGAGATAACGGCAAAATGGCTTCCGGCTCACTTCCCTCACCCACCATAGCAAGAGAGGCACCTGTTGCGATGCCTCCGTTTGCTAATTGCGGAACTGGAGAAAGATTAGGACCTCCACCGCCAAGCCATTGCGGCAGTTTAATTTTGTTAATCAGTTCAATTAGCTTATTGATCCAACCGATAACTGTGTTGATTGGACCTTTTGCCATATCAGCAATGTACTGCCAAGCAGCTGCCATCTTTTCCTTAACCACATCCCAATTTTTGTAGAGCCAAGCTCCGGCAGCCACTAACGCGGCGACACCTGTGATTGCGAGGCCTACTGGATTGGTAAAGGCAAATTTGAGAGCTATGCCCAATGTCTTAGCGGCCTTTGTGAAGATATTCATAGTGACTGCAGCTCCGGCACAAACCACTTTCCATGAAGTCATCATGACTTGTGCAAGTTTCCCGCTCTGAACCAAAAGAACATACATTCTTTGCATCTTCAGACCTGCAGACCACAAACTTATAAAGGGAAAAATAGTCGCCAAAATAGCAATACGCATTGCGTGATAACCGGCAACCAAACCTAAAACGGCCCCTCCAACTTTTGCAGCCATCACAACCGTTTCTTTATTAGCACGAATCCATTCTCCTGCGGCTTTTGCATACTCAACAAAGTCAATCGCACCTTCTTTAATCGTATCAAGGAAAATCTCTCCAATTGCTCCTGAGACAAAAGTCATCGCATTACCCGCTAACAGCAGCGCATTCGAAGTCGTCTTCGAGCGAGCAATAAACTCATTGAGCATAGATCCGGCGTAGTTACTTTCAGCTGCCACTAAAGCGAAATTTTTTTGCAATCCCTCAAGGTTTGCCAACATAGGACCCATAGAACGAGCGCCTTCATCGCCAAACATTGCCGTAAGGTACTCCATTTGCAACTCTTTAGGTACTCTATCTCGAATAGTTTTAAGTACCTCAATGATTGTTGACGGAGCATCTTTTTGAATATCTTTTTGCAATTGTTTAGGATCAAAACCAATTTTTCCAAATGCAGTAGCTGCCAGAGCTGTCATGGAGCTACCTCGCGTCAAGGCTCGCATCATGGACTGAATGCCTGTTGCAGCAACTTCGGCCTGAACACCGGAGGCCACTAAAGAAGCACCTAATGCCGCGGTTTGACCTTCAGTTAGGCCCGCTACCTTACCTAAAGCACCATACCGCATGAGCACTTCACCAATTTGAGATCCTGTTGCTGCATTAGCATTACTTAATGCATTCACTGCATCAGCTAATGCCACCGTTTGAGATTGCGTCAAAGCCATACCGGAGCGCCACTTTGACATCATTTCACCGGCTTGATCCCCAGTCATATCAAAAGCCACACCCATTCGAGCGGCATCAACAGCAAAATCTCGCAATTCGTTTTCAGCAACTCCAGCCTGCGCCGCAGCTGCAGCAATCTGGGCTAAACCTTCTCGTGTAACCGGAATCTCAAGACTGATTTGTTCAAGTTGTGTCTTCAACTTCCGCAAACCATCCGGCTCATTAAAATCAATGACTTTATTGATGTCAGCCATTGCATCTTCCATACGCATGGCTGAATAAATGGGTGCTGACATTGCATTAATAACCTGACCAGTTAATGCTTGTAATGTAACAACTGAGGTAGCAAGAGAAGTGTTTACCCCCATTTTCACTTTATGACTGTTTTCTATTTTTTCATCAAGTTGTTCTAATTTTTGTTGAGCGGTCTTTGCTTTGGTAATGGACTGCGTTAAAGAGTCATACTTCTCAGATAACGTACTAAGACTAATGCCTTGTAAATTCAATTCGGCTGTGAGTTCCTTCATACTTGATACGCTTTGGTCCATACGAAATTTGACCTGACCCAAACTTTTCTCCGTTTTAGCATAAATAGATAACAGCTCTTTTGACGGATTTTTTGTCTTGGAAAGCGCAATTTGCAATTGTTCAAGCGTAGTTTTCTGCTTGAAATATTCTGTTGATAGTTCCTTTGTTTTAGTTCTTAAATTTATTAATTCATTGACTTTTGAAGCTTGAGTTTGAAATTCGACAATTTTTCTTTGCAATTCTTTAACTTTTTGACTCCCGTTCTCGAATGACGAAGTGAACTGCTTAGAAACCTCGCCTGCCAACTGGAATAAGATTTCATATTTATTCGGCATTTCAAGCACCTAAACGTGTTAACATAGAGTTATGAGAGGTCTAAAATGAAGCACTATAAGTTCAAAGATCCCCGCCGTGGATATGACTACAAAATTAAAAGTGGACCCATGGCGTACAAAAAAGAAAAAAAGAAAGCCATCGAACTACCTTTATATATTCCAACCAAATATGTCGAAACATATTTTGGTGGATTGTTTGGCGGATATTATGCGAAGGTCCCCCTCGGCGATCCCCGTC